CTCACCTTGACTAGATGTTTAGATTTCTAGTCACAGCGGTTTTCCACCGCTGCCCATCGGCATTCGCCGAAACCGTTCCGTCACTGTCCCAGTTCGGGGCAATGGCGTAACAGCCTCTGTAAAGCTTGGTGTTACTTCTAACACCAATTTTACAGGACCTAATCGTACCATTAAGGAAGGAGAGTAACAACCCACTAGGATTGTAGATCGGAACCCTTTTCCCCAAGACCATATTCTCACCAATTTTGAAGCTTTGCCCTTTCACAACGAACTTTCTATATAAAATAGATTGTACGTTGCGATCGAGCTTACGCTTCTTAACAAGTGAGAACGGGACCTTAATTCCCGCATCATCGCTCTCCCAGATAGGTACCAGATAATCTGGTACAGACCTGCGAAGAGCCTTGACTGTTCGAGTCAAGGGAATTCCTGTTACAGAACTCCAACGATTCAGGAGGTTTATGGCAACGAAACGAGACTGCGAAGTGAGTAGGGTCTTTATATAGACACCACGCACAGGCTGACCAGAAAAATAGTCAGCCCCACAGGACTCGCGAAACGGTCCTTCAAAGAAGGACTTACTGCTATTCACGGTGAAGCCCATGAGACGTAGTAGGCGAAGGACATCACGTGACAAGACGTCACTAAAATCCTCAAAGGACGGAATGCCCTTTATAGGATAGTAGTGAGCGTGCATTGGCACTATGATATCATCGCCGAAAACACCCCATGAACCTTCGCTAGCCGCACGTGGCCTCCCGAGGTGGAAACCTCGGGCACGTGCTGCAGCAGTAACAGCACAAGCAAATAACATAGTTTGCAGCGGGAACGTAAAACCGTTACCCATTGTAGAGACCATGTTAAGCTTGACTCGACTACCATCAGGTAGTTCGCAATAGGGACTGCGAAGGACATCAAGCCAGGACAAAAAATCTCCTGGAAGGATATCCTTTAGCATACCTAGCGCGATCGAGTCGGACGCAGATTCGAGGTCTATTGAACAATAGTTTCCTCTAGCTGATCCGATTTTGACGAGACTGCGGTTGATATCTGGTTGAGTAGCCAAAGAGATTCCGAAGAATCTCTCCAACCTCTCCTCCAAATAACTACCTACACCTAGCTGTAAGAACATGTTCATTACAGGTTCGATGCAGATAGTACGCGCGATGCTGCGAGTCTTAGGCACAAACTGTAAGCGGTTACCTTCGACTATACCTGGCTCTCCGTATTGGTCTAGACGGATAAGTTCCGCAATTGACCATTCGGGAAAGTCACGAATATAGCACCGGTATGCCCGGTAGATGCCCCTACTCGTTGAAGAAAGTCTCGAGCTAAACAACTTTGAGTAAAAGTCGCTGAACTGAGACCCTACAGACGCACCTGGTCCACAGCGGCCGCGAGTGAACAACTCGCTAAAGCTGGAGAACAGTGGCATCCCCTCAGGGTTCCAGAAGTCATGGACAGAACGTTTAAGTTCTCCCCAGAGGACCTCATCCCAAGAGTCAACAGGTTTATAACACCAGTCACCTGACGTCTTATTGACGCTAAGGAACTTTTCAAGAGCTTTCTCATTCGCGCTCTCTTCAGTCATATCTATAAATTTCTTATAGAAAGACTTGGCGAGTGCTAGGGATCGAAACTCTTGAAGTGTTATATCCGGCCATGGAGACACATCCACCCCTGATCTAAGAAGATCAAGTGTTTCCGCGTCCAAATGGCTCGAAAGGTCATCGAGAAGGTCAAGAAAAAGAGCACGAGAGCGACTGCCCATCGGCCGTCTCCTTAGTCAGTTGTTAAATTGTCAGCTTCCGCAGTAGTGAATTAGCGAACGCTAATATACTGAAGAAGACGGTCAGAAAGAAAGCTGACCGCCACCAAAACGCAAGTAATGATACTGCTGTAGTGAGAGACCGTTTGACGGGTTCTCATTAGGCAATACCACTATTCGCGGTGTCGCCGATACCAGCAGACTGCTGGGTCACGGCGCCAATGTGGCACGACAACGCCGCACGAACGTTCGCAGAGTCCGCCGTGTCGGATCCTGCTGGCACCTCGATAATCGTGGTGATCAGCATCGTCTTCGACGGCTGCCCGGAAAGGGGGGTAACCCCCTTGCGGGTAATAACCTTGTAAACGTTCATCGGAACTGACGGGAGCTGTCCTGCACTATTCAGCGACGGAAGAACCCGAAGGATCTTCGGCCACCAAAAGGCGACAGTAAACGGACGAGCCACTGAATGAACATCCACACCGACCTGGGTCCCGGTAATTGCCGTGACTGCGATCTGTTTGGCGTTCGAATCAGGGGCCGACATCGCGACGTTGGTATAACCAGGCGTCGTGAAGCCGGTCTGGGCAGACCCCGTAACTGGGGTAGTGAAGTTAACTGTCAAGTTAATGACTCCGAGTGTGGTTTAATGACTACATTTATCGGAAACGTAATTCCTGTCTAGCGGTGGCCAAAGCGGCTAAATTTATCCACTTTGTTCCGAACCCAGGCAGCTCAAATTGTAAGCTGGGTATGGGTACAGAACTAATAGGCCCTCGATTGACAAGAGTCTTACGGGCTTTTGTCTTGCCTTCAAACACAAAGTGCTCGTAGAGTCTAGCTAGGAGCCCGCTAGGAGTTGGGTAAACCGGACCGGATTCGACTTCTGTCGAACGACGGAGGGTAGACCGACCCCAAGCGAGACCTACGTTTTGATTACTCCAAGCACTAAGAACGTCACCAACATTGGTGAAGTAATCGACCATGAATGAGTAGGGCATCACTTCCCACAGAGTGGGCACGAACGAGCGAGGCGATAAGCCAAGCGAGTCCATGCTCATTAATGTGGAACCTGCTGCCCGAGAACTCACAGCTCCGGCATAAACACGATGAGTACGGTAGCTATACCTGTTAATGGTATAGATATTTGTGACACCAACAACTTTTGAGGCCTGAACAAATTGAGTAGATTCGACAAAGCCAACCGCATATATAGGAACAAGTTCCTGTACAAGTTGGTTAGCTCGTTTGTCGAGATACTTGCTCGCAGAGTCCAGATCATTAAGAGTTGGTGCCCATCCGTACGCGTATTCAAGCCAGCTGTCCGAGAGCCACTGCAGACGGTTGTTTTTCGGCTTCCTCATCATCTTACCGCGATTGCGTTTAAGATAATCGGTGTAGTTCGATATTTGCCGTCTAAGTGACTGAGCCGGATTCCTGATCATGTGTAAAGCTTCTTTCAGCTCGCCAAGAAAGACGCCACCTTGGAAGGCGGTCATCGTTCCTTCGAGAGCCTTATAAAACTTTGTTGAGGCAATATTGTCGGCCTGAGTCTGATCGCTAGCTGGCGGTGGTGCAGGTACCGAACTGATACCATGCGACCATTGACAACTAGCTTTTCGGTCAGCTGCCGTTCCTACTGTAGGAGTACCTGTGGTATTACCCCAGATATCCTGACGGGCCGGGATAGAATCCCATGTACTAATGTCACCACTGAAAGCAGTGGTAGCATTTCGTCCCATGGCAATCCGTCTCTTCCAATCAGGCAGAACCGTACCTGTTTTCGTTCGATATCCAGCAACGTTGCTAGTAGAGACACCAGGGTTATAAGCCCAAGTGAGACACGTAGCTCCGGAAACTTGGATACGATGATCATGGTATGGTACACTGTCCAGTTCAGTAGTGGTAGTTGACATAGATTAGACCTCGACCAACTGTGGGGTGCTACCCCACAAGAGAGAAGAACACGAGTCAAAAGACTTGTGTAGTCGCGAAGTACCTAAAATCACTTGAAGATCAAGGATTCTACAACCTTTAGGGCATCATGAGAAACAGCAGAAAGCTGATTCACAAGATTAAGCCGAAAAGGATAGACCCTAGCTCCTCGGATCACGGTACCATGTACAACACAGCGACCCGCAGGCAGAATAGTGATGACACAAGTTGCGATGCTCCCGTCTTCATGAGGGGAGTAAGTCGTATATTCGTTCATCAAAGTGCTATCCATCCTGTGGTTGTGTTGATACGCGAGAGGGGCCGAAAG